CCAGGAACATTCGACAGTCCGCCGTGGTAATCGACGAACCAGTTCTCTGCCTCTGCGAGGGCGAGATCGTACTTTTCGAGGTCTGCGCGGCCATAGTAGCTCGGTGCCACTTCTCCGGCGACGAAGGCGAATTTGATCAGATCAACAGTCATGAGGCCAACGGTACGTTGAAGAGGGGACCGTACTGATAGATAAACTGGCTATAGGTAGTGTACTGTGTTACTCCGCGAGCGGCAAGCCAATCTGGCACCGAGTCCCGAGTCACATTGTTCGCGTTGGCCTGTTGCACTCTCGCGCGCGTAATGGCGATGTTTGCCTCCTCAAAGGCATTCCGGGCTCGATCAGCCTTTCCGTGGAGAGGCATAGCAATTGAACCTGCGAGACCCATCACAATTGCATTGTAAAGGTCTACATCCCACGCGGCAACAATAGTCTGCTTCTTAGTGTAAACCAGAATTGGCTCTTCTGTGTTTGAAAGAAGCTTGACGACGTTATCGTGCTGCGTCAGCTCGAAGTTCTCGTAAGAGTCGAGCCAACGGGGGTATAGAAAATCATTGGGAAGGTGATAGCGGAAAAGCCACGGCGGCTCGGGATCGCCTTCGGTCCATTCCGCACCTTCAGTAACCTGTGCGTCAATCGAAAGGGAAGTCACATGACGGCAGCTGGCCCAATGGGCTGAGCGAAGGGCAATGTCCCTTACCATCGGATACCACTGGCGGCAAATCTGTGCCTCGCGGCTATCTTCATCCGGGGACGAAACACGAGACCTGGTGCCAACAGCACTCAGAGCCAGGTTGTATAGTGTAACCAAGTCCTGGGCCATTGGCACCAATCTCCGTCAGTCTTCGTCTTCTACTTTCTCCATCGCCTTCTTGAACGACTGAGGCGCGGAGGCTTTGGCGTGAAGTTCGCTCAGGGCCATCTTCTGGTCCTTCGCGGGTTTTGCCTTGGGCGGCTCGGAGAGGATGACCGCATCCTTGGGGAGGGCAATCTTACCCTCCCCCTTTTCAGAATACGGCACCACAGTCTTCCCGTCGATAGTGTCGGGAATTTCGACACCGCCAGAGCGAGCCTTGAAAAAATACTCGCCCATGAACAGGTCTCTGCGGAGTTTAACTAACATCAGTTAGTCGCATCCGCAAGCGCTGCCCACTTCGCGTAGTCCTTGGTGAGGAACGCGTTGACGGCACCGGCTGTGACAGTCTGCCCGCCGATGGTGCAGAGGATACCGAGGTATCGCTCATACGTTCCGGCAGGAAGCCTGGCCGCGAGGATCACCCCACCGGCGTTCAGCTTCGCGTCGTTTGCCGCAGCGTCATCCGTCACCAGCGAACCGCTGGTCAGATGCTGCGTGCAATCGGCGAGGACGCCAGCGCCGAGGGTAGCGAGAGAGTCCGATACCAGATAGAACTGGATCGTACCCGCCGTACCGGCTGTGATGATTTCAGTGGTGGTCTGAATGACCAGCCACATGTCCTCACCAATGCCGATGTCGGCAACTCCGGCGCCGAGGTCGATAACATCACCAACCACCGCCGTACCGGCAACGGCTGCGATGCTCAGGGCATCCGCAAACTCAAGTCGTTCGTCGAGGATCATTTTCCTGTTCCTTTCCTTAGGCCACGAGGGCTTCGTCGGCGGCGAGAGCATCGCAGCGCTTGACGGGGATACCGTCGAACGAAACGACTCGCTTACCGGCAACGGTGTCCATCGAGAGAGTGGAGTTGACAGTCTTGTTCACAATCTGCCGGCGCAGGAACGAACGAACGGTTCGGCTGCAATAGAAGACCGGACGACCAAGGCCGAGAGAGGGGATCATCTCGATGGCCTGAGTCATCAGGTCAATGAGGTCCGCGCCGGAGCCTGCGTTTTTCGTCAGTGCCGACTTCTCGATGTTCGGGATACGGACGATGTAGCGCCAATCCCTGACCGAAAGGCCAGCGTCCCAACGGTAGTGAGTGCGGTAGGCCTCCATGCGACCACCGGCGTTGTCGACGTTTTCAATCGTCACGCGGCCCTTGTCGGTCATCTGGATGCCAGCCTTCGAGCCCTTCGGCACGATACCGTGAACAGTGTTCGGCCCCCACACCACCAGCCAAACGGAGGTGTTGTCGGTGTCCGAAGAACCGCCCTTGATGACGTTCTCGCCGTTCGCCGCAGTCGAGCTGTTGAAGCGCGGTGCGAGGCCGGTGAACTTTTCCGGAGTCGTGGTTTCGGAGGCGTAGAAGAGCGCGTCCGCGATGGACTGGTTCATGCCTTCAAGATGGGCGCGATCTTCCTGGAGTCGGAACTCCGAGGTGTTGCCGTTCAGGTCCGCCAGTGCGGCGTCGACTTCGGCATAGGCCTCCATCATACCGCAGGAGTCGGTGACCTGAGTCGTGGTGCCCTTGTTCGGCTGAACGCCGCCGTAGAGCTTGCGCCACGTGGGCTCGGGGATACCAGTGCGGATAGTGGTCCGGTGGCCGGTCGGCAGGTTGCCTTCGAGCCACGTCATATCCTCGAGGATTTCGTTCGTTTCGTTGAGGATTTCAACGATCTGCGCGATCTTCCCATCCGGGTCCGTCATCTTGGCCAGGTCGAGAAGAGTCGGATTGGTCACACTGAGTGTTACCATTGTTCAACTCCTTAGGTTTTGCCTTGGTTGGGGTAGAGGATGTCAGCAGCGGACTTCGGCGGATTGTTTCCAGGGTTTGCGGAAATAAACCCGGACTCGTTCAGCACCTGTGCCACCTTACTCATGAAACGGACAACATGAGGGTTGTTTCCGGCACCCGTAAGATCGAATGCCTCGCGCAACTCAGGACTCCCGTAGGTGTCAAGAAGCTGCCCGATCCTCCCCTGAACCTCCGGCCATTTCTGACCGCCGATTTCAGGATCGTTCTGGACCTCATTTGACCAGGTTTCCTGCACTTCCGACCAAGCACGACTACCCGCTTCCGAGTTCGCAGTCATGACCTTCTCTTGCAGGGACATAAGCTTGGCAATCGCATTTCGCGGGATGCCAAACTCATTCACGACAGCAACGAAGTCTGAGGCAACCGCGGGGTCAACCGTCACGCCTTCAGTGCTGAATTTGATTTCTTCGGCTTTGAAAGGATTGGTCTTTGTATCGAGAGCAGGATCGACCTCCGGCTTCGGATCAGCCGCAGGATCGGTGGATGCTGGCGCGGGAGGCGCAGCAGGATCAGTCGTCGTCGCCGGAGTCGGAGCCGGGGCTGGCGCCGGTGTCGGAGTCGTCAGCAGGTCGTTCGGCATTCAGTCGTTCCTCTTCTTTTTCGGCCAGCATTTTCAAAAAGTCTGCTGGCGCTACTTCGATGATGTGGGCTTGAATTTGCTGGCCCACGTTCAGCTCTCCACAGGCGAACGCCGTCGATAGCGCATTACCTGAGTAGGGATTGCGGCCCATCTTACAGAGTTCGAGGAGCCAATAGAGATACTCGCGACCTTCTTTGTGGATCAGGGCCGCCTTGACAAAGTTGTCACGCCGCAACTTCGCCTGACGGTCAAGGAGGGCCAGGCGTTGATTAAGGCGTTTGGCGGCTTTATCGTCCATCGCCGCACCATTGCACACTTTGGAGAAGATTGCAAGGAGCCATACCTTATCCTCCCATCAGCTGCTGGAGGGCAGAGGCACCGCCTCCAACGTCGGTTTCGGAGAGAAGCTTGGCTGCATCGGCGGCGGGAGGTGCCATTGCGGCGGCTTGTTCCATCTGCTGCTGTTGGGCGCGCTGCTCTTTCGTTGCTGCGACTTGCTCCCGCGAGTTGAGGCCCTTCGCCTTCACTCCGATGTCCCTCGCGTAGTCGCGTAGAAGTTCTTCGACATTTGGAATAAGAGTGGCCTCTTCGTACACAGCGGAGAGGGAACCGACGAGTTGCAGGAACCTCTCCGTGGGGATTACGCCGACAGCGGACTGTGCGGAAGCGAGGATCGAGACGTACTGGACCTCGAGCGTGATCCCTTCGAGGGAAGGGGGCGGTTCGGGCAAGAGGTTCTTTCGCACCATAATGTTATAGATGCGTTTAATGGCGGGGTCGAGAGCCTCATTCTCGAAGCGCTCAAGCACCGGTCCGAGCTGAACAAGTTTCTCTTCCCGCCTTGCGTCGATCTCCGTAGCGGTGCGAACGGTCTCAAGTTGGGAGATCATCTGGAAAAGATCGTTGTGGAAGATTTCCCTGATCCGAGTCTGAACGTCACGGATGTCAGCGGAAAGTTCCGCCAGTGGCGGCGTTACCTGATATGCTGGTTTCGCTCCGACTGAGTTTGCTCCAGATACAAAAGTCTGGCCTCCAGGAAGAAGAGCTGTAGGCCGATGCTGGAGCTGGATATCCATGACCATCGGAGGACGGACCATGTAATCAAGGGACTGACCTTTCCGTTTGGTTTCATGCTGAAGCTGGATCACATCGCCGAGAGCGTCCATGCCGGGAGAGGTGCCATAAGCGTCGTTGGCGGTGATTTCCCAGCGAGGGAAGATGCCGGGGATTTCGTTGAACCCG